GGTCAAGGCCATCATGGCCGCCCGGGCCGCGGCGTAATAAGGCGCGGTGAGGGCCTGGGTGGATTTATAGGCCAGTTGCCACATGCCGTAAGCCCCGGCGTAGCGCGCATCCACTCCATACAGATAGGATTTGCGCATGAATACGTTTTGATCCGTCTCCCGGTCCATGGTGATGAGCTGCACCGGCATGCGGCTTTGGAAGATAAGGGGCTTCACCGGCCGGGAGGTATCGATCAGATACCAGGCGGTACTGCCCCCGGCGTCCAGGTTGGAGCCGTCGGTGCCCCGGCGCATGGGATGATTGGTGGCGAAGAACTTCTTGCCGTCATAGCAATCACCCGCCGCCCCGGCGTTGATCAGGTCCAGGAAGAGTTTATTGGGATGGAACCGGGCCTCGAAGGCCAGGGCCGCCACGATGGGGTTGTAAAGCCCGATCTGGTCGTCCTCGATATGGTTCCGAAAGACCTCGATGGTGGCTTCCCAGTCCTTGTTTTCCACGATCCACTTTTTGCCCGCCAGGGATTTAATGACCCGGTCGCCGATCCACTCCCGCATCCCCGGGAAGTCCAGGAGGAACTTATAATCCATGGACGCCCCGGTGGAGGGCACGGTCATGGCCACCCGCTGGTACCAGGGTTCGGGCCCGGTCTGGAAGGCGGCGTTGAATACCGTGGACAACGCCGTATAAATATTCGCCAGGATTTCTTGATTGATGATCATCTTTCAGTTCCTCCTTATTCGCCGTCGTCTTTGTAATAAACCAGTACCAGGTCGGCATTGGCGCCGGCGCCCGCCGCGGTCTCATTGGCGGTCGGCACGACATTGGTGTCCTTGGCAATGGCGATATTCAGGGCTTCGTCCTCGCCGACAACAGCCGCCTCGGCGATGGTGGCCACCGCGGAACCATTGACGCCCAACACCAAAGTCTTACCGGCGCCGGGGGCCGTCAGGACGCTGGCATAAGCCCGCTTGATCCGCACCGGAAAAGGAAACTCCATCAGAGGCAACGTGACAATGTTTTTGTCAGTGCCGTCCTTAACCCAGCCCGTAAACCGCGGAATGGTCAGGAAAAAAGGCCCCTTGGCCAGGTCTTGCACCTGCAGGGCCACCGTGGTCAGCGCTGCCGGGAAGTAATCCCCCGCATCGCTCACCGTCAAGGCGTCGGCGGCGCCGGCATAAGCCGAGGCGAAGGCCTTGGCGATCCAAATCCAGCCCAGGGTGCCGGATTCGACCTTCACCAGTTTGCCGCATTTGATGCCCTGGCCCGGGTTGGATTCGTCAAAGGTGTGGTCGTCCACCACGTACATGTCGGCGCCTACGCTGGCCTGGGCGATGGAACTGGCGTCGAACTCGAACACCCCCTCGGTGCGCACCAGGATCGTCTTATCCCCGGCATTGCCGCCGGAATTGTCCTTCCACTCCAGGGCCACGCCCACGAATTTGAAATTGACGGTGTCCGCCGCGGGCGCCGCATAGCCGGTGGCATTGACGCACACCAACGACCCGGCGAAAATTTCCACCGCGTCCATCGGATATTCGATGTCCCGACCTTCCCGATAAACGATTTCTCGATCAGCAGTTAAAGCCATCTCTCATTCCTCCCTTACCCGGCCGCCTGGGCCATCTGTTCTTTTGTGGCCTTGAAGGCTTCGGGTTTGATGTCCATCTGGCGGCAGATGGCCGTTTCATCCGGCGTCAAGCCGGCGGCGCCCTTGTCGCCCTCCTTTAACATCTTCAGTTCCTGGCCCACCGGCACCAACCTGGGGGCCTTGTCGATGAAGGCTTTGAAGCCTTCGGGGTCGCGGGCGGCGTAATCCAGGGCCCAATCCTTCTGGGTGGGTTGGAGTTTGCCGGCCTTCAGGGCCTCGGTCACCGCTTGCTGCGCCTGTTCCTTGGCCTGGGCGTCCTTGAGGGCCGCCAAATCCTTTTGCAGGCCGGTCAATTGATCCTGCCCCTGCTTCAGGGCCAGGATGGCCCCCTTGAGTTGGGCCGGTGTGGTCTCCGCCGGCAGTGCCAGCTCCTTGACCAGGTCCGCGGTCATATTCTTTAAGGCGACCGCCTCCTGTGCCCGGTTGTCCACCAGGGCCAGCACCTCTTCTTCAGAGGCCTCCGGCTTTAACCCCAATTTCGCTTTCAGTTTTTCCAACATGACTGTCGCCTCCTTTTGAGCCGATATTTCCATCCCCACCTCTTTGGCCCGGGCCTCCTGGGCCGCTTTGGCATCGCCTTCGGCGGCCAGAACAAAGATCTCCGGCTCCGCGGTGCCGCCGTATTTGGCGGCCAGCAGGGGAGCCAGATTCTTGATGGCCGGATAGTTCACCAACCCCATGTGCAGCAGGGCCTCGACCTTCCGGGTCTCGGAATTGATGCGCAGCGCCGGTGAATAATAGCGGTACTCCCCGGTCTCAATGTGCTGCCGGGCCGTCTGGGTCCATTCAATCCGGGCATACAGACCATCGGCCCGGACTTCCAACTCCTTGATCCAGCCCGCGGCCGGCGCCTTCTCGCCGCCCAGGGTCTGGTGTTCATAATCCACCACCAGATCCACCCCGTCGGCCCGGAATTTGCGCACCAGCGCCTCCAGGTCCGCGACCTCGGCCTCAAATCCCGGCCGGCCGTCCCGTAATTCCACTTTGCCCAGGGGCAGCACCCGGAGCCAATCCGGCGCCTGGCCCCGATTTTCCAGTACCAGAATAATCGGTCGCTCACTCATAGATCGCCCTCTCCACGCCCTGTTGCAGCGCCGCCCCCAGCTCCGGGGCGTATTTGCCGTAGTCCGGCTGCCAACGCCCCCCCGCCGCCGGGGAGACAAAATCGTTCTGCGGTTTGGGCAGGTGCCCGGTGCCGCCCTGCCGCACCTGGAGGCCGCCCTGCTCCACCTCCCATTGACTCAAGGGGATGGCGAAGCAGCGGCAGTTGTAATCCCAGGGCGGCCAGTAGGTCCGCCAGAACGGGTGATCCAGCGGATAGACCAGCCCGTGCAGCGCCGCGTGAGTGGGCCGGGTGCGGCCATCCATCACCGCGGAGTAGCGGGCATAGGGCCTCAGACTTCGGATCTCCTGGGCTTGCTCCCAGTGGCCGGCGCCATAGGAGCTCAACACGTTGGTGCGGAACACCGTCTCCCGGTGCCAGGGCGAGGTCAAAATATCCTCCGTGGCCTTGACGAAATCACTCAGGGTCATCCCCTGCTCGATGGCCGCCAGGCAGGCGTCGTAAACCGCTTGCAACTCGTCCGCGGCCAGCACCCGGGCCGCGGTGAACGCCTTGCCTTTCATCTCCGCCGCCAATTTATTAAAATCCTCCCGGTTGAGGATCTCTTTATCCAGGAACCAGGCCACCGCCTCCGCAAAAGGCGGCATATCCCCTACTTCAAAATGGCCCTGGAAATCAGGCATTACCCACCATCCGGATTTTGCCATCAATTGACACCCTGACCCCCTGACCCTTGACCCCTACTCATTCAGCCGCCCCCTGAGATTCGCCAGCACCATCGCCTGGTAGAGCAGTTCCCCCAGGTCCGCGGCAGGCATTTCCTTATAGACCGCCAGCAAGCCGTCCCGGATCTCCTCCAGGGAGGCGCCCCGGTCGATGAAGGCCTTGACCGGCGCCAACATTTGCGCCACCGCCTGGCTGGACGCGGAGAGGGCCGCCTGGGTCAGGTTCTCCATCTCCCGTTGGGTGCGGATTACCATCGCGTCCTGAGGAATTAATTCCAACTCCCCCTGACGCAGCGGCAGTACCGCCTTAAATCCCTCTTTTCCTTTGCTCCCCGGTGGCACAGGCTTTCCAGCCTGTGATTCCGATGGAGGTACCGCCGCCCCGCCCACCGTCTCCTCTCCCTCCTGCGGCAGCGGGATGCCGAAGTGCTCGCTGATGTAGCTCACCGGGATGCGGACGCCGATGCCGGCCAGGTTCTTGCATACCTCCGAATCCGATTTCAGGTCCGGGGCGTCCTGAATAATGAAACCGAAACCCGGCACCGCCTGCTCCCAACCGAAATTGAAGCCCACCAGGGGCCGCAGCACCTGGAGGCGCATGGTCTTGGCCAGGGCCTTGGCGTCGGCTTCCAGCAGGTCCCGGCGCACTTCGTCCTGAACTTTGCCCGCGGCGTAGGTGCCGGTGGAGCCCTCGGTGTCGGTGGTCAAGGTCTGCCCCAGCACCGCTTTGGATATCTCCCGGTTGCAGAAGGAGACCATCACGTGGTACGGGTTGGTGACGCCGGAGAGCCGGGCCGAGGCCTCCACGAACTCGATCTCGGTATTCTTGGAGATGATCCCGGCGGCGTCGCTCCCTAAGGAGGAGATGGCGACCCGCAGCGCCTCCCGGTCCGCCGGGGTGGCGCTGGCCTCATATTTCCCCAGGCGCAGAGGCATCCCGAAGATCTCGTTGAACACGGCCCAATCCTTCAAGGCATAATTTTTGAACAGATACATATAGGCGCAGACCCTGAGCACCCCGTTCCTGGTGTCGTGGCCGCTCTTGGCGGCATATTGGTAATAGGCCAGCTTGAACGGCCCCGGGTCCACCCCCTGCCAGATGTCCTCGGTGATCACCAGGGGCGTGAGAGAATTGAGGAAGCTGATATTTTTGGGATGGATGGGGTTGAAACCCTTGATAATCGCCCGGGCGCCGCTCTCCCAGAGCAACTCCGCGGCGGCGTAACCGTGCCCCACCGCGCCCAGGAGGTGCATCCACAGTTTCTCCAGGTCCAGGTCCGCCAACGCCTCCCGGCAAAAATCGGCGATCTTTTTATCCTCAGCCGCGTCCGAGGCGTCCTCCACCTGCCACTCCAGCCCCAACACCGCCAGGCGCCGGGTCTGCATGACGCTGGCCAGGTGGGCGTCCTTTTCCTCCATCTCCTCGAAAAGCTCCGCCTGGCTCCGCAGGCCGCCAAAATCCGCCGCCCGGAAGATGGCGGTGAGGCGGCCGGGGGTTAACCCCGCGGAGGGGTAGCCGCTCCAGCGGTCCCGGATGGAGACCGCGGCGATCTCCCGGGTCTCCGGCTTTTTCAGGGCCATGACCGGCCGCCCGAATTGATCAACGATTTGGGGCGCCGTCGCCATCAAAACGCCCCCCTCATTTCAGCGAACCGCCGCCGCGCCACCGTTTCATAAGCCACCGGCATCATCGCGGTTTTCTGCAGCAGGCTCACCGCGCCCTCCAGGGCGTCGGGGCCGTCATCCTTGATGTTCTTGTTGAGGATATAGACCAGTTGTTCCCGCAGGCGGTCCTGGTCGCTGTGCCCTTTCTCGAAAGTGAGCTTGCCGTGCTCCACCAGGTAGGAAAGGGTGCTGATGATGCGCGCCTCCTTCTGGGTGGAGTGGTGCACCGGCTTCCAGGGGATATAGCGCCCCGCCTCCCGGGCGTAGTTGTGGATGGCTTCGTGCAGGAAATCCTCCAGCATGTTGTCCTCAATGCCCACCGGCCCGCCGTACTCATCGTGCAGCCGGTAGGCCGTGGCGAACATCTCCCCCGGCGAGGCGTGGCGAATCCAGGCGTGCAGGCAGCGGTACAGGGCCTTCCCCGGGTCCCAGCCCACGGTGATGATGGCCTTGAAATCGTTGGCCTCCCCCTTCTTGACGCTCGGGTCGCAGAAGGAGTCGGTGATGAGCTGCTCCGGGGCGATTTCCCCGGCCACGTGGAATTTGAACCAGGCCTCCGGGAAGGGGCTGTCCTCGGCGCCGCACAGGTTCATCATCTCCCGGTTGAAATTCACCGACCCCATCTTGCGGCGCTTGGCCTTGAGGCGCTGCATATTCCAGGCCGCGGGCCACAAGGGGCGCTCGTCCGCGGTGTCCGGGTCCAGGATGGCCTGGTACACCCGGGAGATGTAGAGGGGTTCGCCCTCCTCGTCCTTCTCGGCGATGAGTTGCGACAGTACGCTCTTGGGGCTGAACAGGTTGCCCACCATCAGGAGGGTGTAGTCGTCCCCCAGGGAGCCCATAACCGTGCCCTGGATAAAATCCTTACCCTCCTGCACGATCTTAGGGTTGCGGACGTTGATGTCGTTCTCGAAGTCGTCAACCACTATGTGGTCCGGCCGCCACTGGCGGTATTTCAGGCCCCGCACCTTGTCGTCCCGCCCCCGGGCCAGCACCCGGACATCATTGTTGGTGGTGAACTCGTCCTTTTTCCAGGTGGTGCCCCGGAGGTTGCCGAAGTCATGGCGCAGGCGGGGGTTGTCCTCCAACTCCAGGCGGATGGCCAGGGTGAACATGGTGGCCTGGTCGTTGGTGTCGGAGATCACCGGCATGAAATGCCGCAACCCGAAGCAAATCTTGTGCAGCAGGTCCCCGAAGGTGAAGAAGGTGGATTTGGCGTGCTCCCGGGGGGCACCCAGGAGAATTACCTCGTTTCTCAGGTCCGCCAGGCCCGCCCACTCCTCGTGAAAATCCCCGAAGTCCTTGGTGAAATAATGGGGCAGATAGGCCCGCATGAAAAAGAGCTTGTCGTGCCGGGCCCGGGCTTTGCGTTCCTGTTGTTTGGCCGGGGAGTCGTCCTCGAAGGGGGAAACGGACTCCTGAATCCAGGCCTTCAGGTCCTCGGCCCACTGGTCAAAACGGAACTCGCTGATTTTAGGACGCTTGCGCATGAGTCGCCTTAAACCGGGCCACGATGGCCTCAAAATTCCGGGCCACCACCTTCAGGCCCTCCGGGTCCGTTTCCTTCAAAACCTTGGCCACGAATTTCAGGTCCTCCAAAAACAGCGCCGGGCGGTCGATCTCCGGCTCCTTGGTTTCCTCTTTTCCCGCGGACGCCCCGACTCCCGCCGTGCGCGCCAGTTGCACCACCGCGTAAACCATTTGGGGATTCAGGGTCTGCAATGCCTCGGCCACCAGTTTCTGGCGCAGCAGCAATGTGTCCCGCTTGATCTGCGCCAGGGCGGTGGCCAGTTCCGCCCGCAGCCGCTCCCAATCGCCGTCCTGCTTCCAACGGCTTAAAGTGGTGACGCTCACCGGCAGCCGGACCGCAATGCCCTCCAGGGTGAGGCCGTCCACCACATAGAGGTCCTCGGCCTCGTTGAAATAATCCGGTTTCTTGCCCACTCAGCGCCCCAGCAATCGGCGGATGACGTCGGCCTCGGCCAGCAGCTCCCGGTACGTCACCAGTTGATTGGCCAGATCCATTGCCTGGGAGGAGATCATCATCCCTTCCAGGCGCTCCACCGGCAGGACCGGGTCCAGCAGGTCCCGCAGGGACCGCACCAGCCCCTGGATGCGCACCTGGGCCGCCACCCGTTTCTGCCGGTTCACCGCCAGACTGCCTTCGTATTTGACGCGCTCTTCGCTCATCAGTCATCCTTGAGGGCGGCGCACTTGCGCTTCAAGTCGTCCGCCAGCTTCTGGAAACCGGTGCTGTTGAGGATCACGATGTCCTTTAAATCGCCGCACAGAGCCTGATAACTCTTCACCAAGACCACGTTCGACTCATACATCACGCGCATGGTCTGCGTGTCTTCACGATAGGAGCTTAGGATTTTCTGGGTGTCCTCGCGGTAGGCCAGGATCATATCGGTGATGGTTTTTTCATATTTCTTGGCGTCCCGGTCCCGGGCCTTGCCGTCGAAATACCAGACCACGAATAGCAGGCCGGGCAACCCCAATCCCAGGGCCGGACCCAAAACCCATTGCAGACCCAGGTGCTCCATTTATGAGCCCGCCTTATTCACACCGTCCCGCAGGGCCGCCAGCCCCAGGGAGCCCAATAATCCGGCGATAAGTTCAAACTGGTCCCGGTCCAGCCATCCCATTGCCAGGGCGAAACTGGCCAGGCCCAGGAGCGTCGCCACCAGATAGGTCTTCTTGCCGCTCAACATGATTTCAACCTCCGCATCCCCGCACCCACCAACCCAGGGCGGTGAAGACCGCCGCGGTCCCCAGCCAGGTCCCGGCCAGGAACTTGCCGCGGTGCTTCTGATAAAAAACCGAAAAGAGGCTCATGGCAGCAGAGTCCAGCATAATCGCCGCAAATCCAACAGCCCCGCAAGGATAAGCCGCAAAGTCAGGGCCTCAATCTCAATCTTGTCGGCATCCTCCTTGCTTTCGAGATCGGCCAAGATCTTCTCGATGGTTTCCCAAACCGGGATTCGGAGTTTTTTCGGGCTCATTTAAAATCCTT